AGAGCCCTTGTTAGGACTCCTCTTCGTCTTTGTGTAAAAGGTATACTACACTAACACCTGCTTTAACCATAAAACCGTCCGCAAACACCAATGTTACATAACTCCCAGACCCAGAATATTCCCATTTTTCTAAATATCCCTCTTTCATTATGCATCCATTTGGCAAATAAACCATTCCATAGTTAAATGAATGTTTTGTAATCATAATATAATCCTCCTTAAAATGTGTTTTCTTCTCATTAAAGAGTATGTTTTTTACGCGAAAAAAGAAAAGAGACCGAAGCCTAAGCTCCAATCTCCTCTCCCTTCTCTTCCTGATTTTTCTTTAAAACTTTTATCTCTTTTTTCAGGCATTCGATTTCATAGTTCATTTGCATAGCATAACCGAGTGCTTCTCGCATTAAGCCAATCACTTTCATGTTTCTCGGATCTGTAGTTCCGTCCTCATTCTGTGCTGCCTTAGTTGCAACAAGCATAACCTCGTTCATTCTACCTTCAAATTTCGCTCTTTTCATTTTAAATTCCTCCTAGAATAAAGTTTTTTATCTCATAATACAAATTGTAAAACACGCGAAAAGAAAAGAGTCTCAGATTTCTCCAAGACTCTAGCCCTTGTTAAATAATTTCGGATAAATGTTCGAGTAACCATCTTTCCGCGTTGTGATAAAGCTCCAATGAAGGACCTTCAAGTTTAGTTCCGTCAGAATGTTTCATAAACTCCCCAGCGATTTCTTTACCTCGAAACCATATGCTACTCCATCCTCTCCAGCACATTGCGGCTTCGTCTGAATATATGGTGATATAAAGTTCACCACTAGGAATTTTTTCCTTGCTATGTCCAGCAGAACACTTCAAATATCCTTCGAATAAAAGCTCTCCAACTGTTAAATACTCTAATGTAGCCATAACATTTCCTCCTTTTATTTATTTCATAATACAAGACGTTTTTCACGCGAATCTCTTGACCTATCCGTCATCGCATTATACAATGAAAAAAAAAAAAAAGCGGAGGTAAACCACTATGATGTCTGAAGAAGAAATTAGAAAAGAACTTGCTATGGGAAATATAGTGTGTCCAGAATGCAGTGATTCCCTTATGAATTTCGAATATGATGAAAACGACAACTGCATATACGTCTGTCCAAAATGTGGATATGATATTGAAGCCGAAAATTACGATTATTTTTTCGAAAGCGAATTATACAATAACGACGAATATGAAGACGAACCCGATGCAGGATGCCAAGCTTGTGGCGGTCCGTATCCTCAATGCAAAACATCCTGCGATAGATTCGATGATTAAAATATCAAGAAGAGATTGGTGATTACATCAGTCTCTTTCTTTGTTTAGTATCCAGAAAAAGCGTCTGTATGCTGAATAATATACATCTTTGCAGCATGGTATATCCATTTTGACTTTAATCAGATCGTATGATAATCCCTCTGTAACACCACGAACTATGTATTGCGCCAATTCCGGTTCGGCTTTCTCAGCAGCTCTCCAGATCATATCCATACGCTCTGAATAATACGCTTTCATGATTCCTATTCTCTCAGTCGGATTAGAAATATGCTTAACCTTTCCGAACGTAGATAAATCTGCTGGTCTACCAAGTAAGCCATCAATAGATTCGTAAGTTTTCTTCCATATCGGATACTGAAGACAAAACTGCTTCAATTCATGATAACGATGCCTTTCTATCCAATATGGATTCTTTTCTGATAATTCTGATCTTATCATTGTCGTTCCCCTTTCCAAATATAACCAGTTTCTTCGTAGAGTTTCTTCGGAGATATGTAATAATTTATTCGACCGTATTTACTGTTCATCTGCGATATAGTCGTTATTACATTACCGTTTCAAGTTGCTGTTCCAATTTGTAAATATCCTGTTATCAATCCAGCTCTCACCCATGTCGCATCTTTACCGTAAATCCTAGCTGCTACTGCGACCGGCACTGAACCAGGTGCAAATATAACATCTTCCAACGTTCTCCCTCCTTTCAAAACTAATCATATCGAACTACTACTTATTTGTTAAAACAAAGTCAGTGGATTAAATTTTCGGAGTCAAATTATGACTACGCCATCGCTTCATTGTCATTTCACAAGGATAATCTTCGAATCCTAATGTGTCAGAATCTATCAGACCTTCGATCACACCGTCGATAATTTCCGCGTCGTATTGCTTATATGGATGTACACACTCTGGGAGAAATCTATGTATAGTTTTACACTTCGGACATCTATATCTCTCCACATGAATATAACTTTTAACACCACCTTTTCCTTTAACGATTCGTGTGACCCTATCATAATGCTTCAAAACTGCGCCACATTTTTCACAAATTTTCTTGTCCATTATATCTAGCTCTCCTATAGTTAGTCCTTGTTATGATATAGTAGTATTAACTATATATTCAACTGGGAAACGCTGGATGGAAGAAATTGGCAATTGACATTTAGCCCAATGCGGTATATCATTATCGACACTATAAAGAAAGGAGAAATGCTTATGTTAACAAAATGCCCTGAATGTGAACTTCAAGTAAGCGATAAGGCAAGTATCTGCCCTCACTGTGGCTATCCATTGAATGTCGAAGCCAAAAAGAAAAGGAAAAGTTCGCCAAAACGTGTGAAACTTCCAAACGGTTTCGGTTCTATTACCGAATTGAAAGACGGGAATCGCCGTAACAGATTTCGAGCGAGGGTCTGTGTTGGTAAAACTCCAACTGGTAAGCCCATTTTGAAATTATTAAAACCTGTGTCAGCATTTAGTAATTACAATGAAGCGTATAAAGCCCTCGTCGAATATAACAAAAATCCATATGACTTAAATGCCGATATTACAGTGGTTCAGTTATATGAACGATGGAGCGATGAATACTTCAAAAATATTACAGATGCTTCGAAACGAACAATTACTGCGGCATGGGCTTATTGCTCATCCATCTACACGATGAGAGTGAAAGATATAAGAGCCAGACATATTAAAGGTTGTATGGACGAAGGGTATCGAATCGAAACCAGAGGTAAAAAGAAAGGCGAAAAAATATATGCTTCTGCTGAAACTAAATCCCGCATAAAATCACTATTCAATTTACTTCTGGATTATGGTTTAGAATACGAAATTATATCTATGAATTATGCCAGAACTTTCGACATTTCTGACGATATTGTAAAAGAAAAAGAACAAGCTAAAAAACCACATATAATATTCACAGAAGAAGAACTCAATATATTGTGGAATAATGTCGGAAAAGTTGAGTTTGTAGACTGGATATTGATTCAGTGCTATATGGGCTGGAGACCCCAGGAACTGGCTACACTAAAGCTGGATGAAATAAACATAAATGAATGGTATATGATTGCTGGAATGAAAACGGATGCCGGAAAGCAGCGAATAGTACCAATCCACGAAAAAATAAAAGGACTTGTAAAAGACAATTACGACAAAGCAAGTGAACTTGGAACCGGATACCTGTTTAACGATAAGGGTCGGACTCATTCTGGTTCGTATGTTATGACATATGATAAATATAACAAACGCTTTAAGAAAGTTATGAACGAACTCAATCTTAATCCTGAACATAGACCTCACGACCCACGAATGACATTTATAACGAGATGTAAAAAGTCAGAAGTTGATGAATATGCATTGAAAGAAATGGTGGGACATTCAATAAAAGATATAACTGAGTCTACGTATACTGTCCGAGACTTAGAATGGTTAAGAAAAGACTTAGCAAAATTGCAATAAAAAGGGAGCTACTCAATGATGAATAACTCCCAATTTTTTGAATTATCTGTGGTACAAACCCGGTACAAACCTGGTACAAACAACCCCATTTTAACCACTTTTTACTACTCTGTTTGGACACGATAAATGCTTATTTTAAGCCATTTATTAGAATTTACCAGCTTTAGCAGCTTCCTCGATGGAAACAAAGAATGCCGTATTTAAAGGGAATATTGACGGTATGGTACAAATAAATGACAAACATACTGCTATTATTCCCTTTCATTTACTATTTATCGACCAAATATTTTTGCAAGTCGTCTCTGGCTTCTTTCATGGTCTCTATCCCATTGCCAGTGATTTCATGATTAATGATTACCAGTAGACATTTCAGAATCATGTGGTTGGATTCTTCATGCTCTTTAAGACGCTTATTATCATTATCAAGAAGTTCACTATGTCTGGCGACTGTTTTTTTCAAATCATCATTTGGCTTACGGATTTCCTTGATAATTTTAATTACACTCCATAGACCAGCAATCAATGTACAAAGCCACATAAGCTGACCTGATGTAATAGCGAACTCAGTCATTGAGATCCTCCTTAGAATCATCGGAATTACCTTCTACAAATGATTTGAACGCCTGATGAAAGCCTGTGGAAGCTAATCCCATCAAAGCCCCATACACGACATTTTCAATGGTCCAACCGCTGACAAAGCCATTCAGCACAGCCCCCATCACTGCCAGAATAGCCGGAATATCATCGTTCGGAATTTTGTTAAGAAATGTGGTATGTTTGATTATGTACCCTACAATAAGGCACGCCACCACTACCACTACTACAAAATATTTTGTTAATGCTGTAAAATCCATAATTATTCCTCCTTAATATTAAGAATAGATTCTATTTTAGACAGACGCTCTTCCTGTCTATCCAATTGTTCTTTTTGTAACTGAATCAATTTAAGCATTGCCGGAACAAGTTTTTTGGGGTCCCAATCAGCTACTCTTTTTTTCTCGTCATAACGAACTGCTTCTGGAAAATACTTTTCAACAAGTTCAGCATAGAAACCCGGTATAATACGTTCACAATCTTGATCCCCCTCTCGAAGATAACCTGGTTTGTATTTAAAGTAAACCGGACGCAAATTATAAAGTTTTTCTACATCCTGTTCGCCCATGAAGGAGTTGTGGATTTTAAAACGTTTTGAAGATCCGGACTTCTTAACTACAAAACAGCCTCCGTTCATAGTAGCTGCAGTCAAAACAAGATCCGTCCCAGATCCGCTCGATATGCCTTTGAATTGAACAGCTGCTGCTGCTGTTAGTTTTTTTTTAAAATATGCATTATTGGCATAATTATATGAATAAACTGTATTTGCATATATGTTATTTCCAGATAAAGCAGCATAATTCCTTGATTTTCCTGCTTCTGCAAACAGATTATCTATTCTAGTTTTTATGATACCTTTTTTTGCGTTAAGTTCTGTGTAGTATTCAGCAGATGGTGTAATTAAACCGTCTGTGGCGTTGCTGTCAGAATCTGAATCAAAATCACTAGCGTTTGCGTATAATTTCCCATTAATTCTGTCAGCAGTCCAACCGCAAAAAATACCACTATCAATATAACTGGCTTTTATATAAATATGTCCATTGTATTTATACATAAAATCAGTATTTTGTTGTAACAAAAGATTCCAAATTTCAGTCGATGATAAAGTAGACCCATCTTTTCCGTCTTTACCATACGTTCCAATAATGTGCGGAGATGTTGATTCACTACTTCCATCGTTATAAATGGTTTTCTGATATGTCCATAAATATTTAGAACTTGAGTTCGGGGCAGTAAATGCTTCGCTCCAACCGCTCGAATACGCATATATACCTGATGTTTGATTGTTTGCCTGATAATAGGTATGTATCTCAGAAATACCTTTTCCGTTCGTACCATTTATACCATCTTTACCGTCTTTACCGTTTTCGCCTTTGATTTTCACCCAGGTATAATCAGATGGTGTATCTGAATCTTCTTTTACGAAATCAGTATATGTTCCAATGTATGAACCAACATCCTCTCCATTATTTGATGTGAATGTTTTACCACCATCATTTGAGTATTTTAAATGAAAATACGTAGTCTGTCCGTTTGTTCCATTTGCTCCTGGGGTACCATTCACGCCATCAAGAATTTTTTGGGTGTAAGTATGCGATCCATCTTTTGTAACAATTGTCACGACACCGTTTTCCTTAGTGACAGTAATTGTAGGAGACACCCCGTCTTTTCCTTCAATTTTCACCCAAGTATAATCACTAACAATGTTTGAATCTTTCTCTATATGGTCAGTGTATGTTCCTATATAGGACCCTGCTTTTTCTCCATTGTTGTCTGTAAATGTTTTACCACCATCATTTGAGTATTTGACATGAAAATAAGGTGTTTTACCGTCAGCTCCTGGAGTACCTGGAGTACCATTCACGCCATCAAGAACTTCCTGAGTATGAGTTCCAGTCTCGTCAGTAATTGAAATGGTTGTTATGCCATCTTTTTTGGTAACTGATACGATAGGAGACATCGCATTTGTACCATCTTTTCCATATCGTTGTTTGCATACCGTGAAACGTCTCTTAACTGTTGAATCATTGTATATGGCTGTAAATTCGATATAACAATTATCTTCGGATAAACCAGTTACTGTATATGTGAACGTAGTTTCATCCCATTCACCAGTCAGTCCTTTTTTCAGTGTTGGTTGAATAGTTGCCTCTGATGTCACATCATCATTACCAGACATAATCGTGATGGTTGTTTGGCAATTCGGAAAGTCGCCGACAATATTACCATTTGCGTCAGTTACGATGCCTTGATATTCATTACTCAACAACATGAATACTGTAGACGCATCTGAAACAATACCATTTATTGTATCAGCAATTCCTTTATCGCCTAACATGAACGTATTCGGGTCAATATATACTGACCCAGTATTCTCATCAATTTTAAAAGTCTCTTTGCCACTGTTATCTGTAGCAGTAAAACCTCTTGTATTAATCCATTTTGACTGAATACCGATAGCATAGAGAATATTCAGAACGGCATCTCCATTACTATCAAACCCCGCTTTCCATGTTTGTCCGCCATCCACAGATAAAAAGAAACCATCAATTCCATTTTTATAAATGATTTTTGATTCACTCAATTCTGCTTTATCATGGCGATACGCTATGATTGAACCATCAGCAGCTTTCTCTTCTGTGTAATAAAACCCTAAGGTATTAGCTGCCAACTCATTCATTTGAGCGAGTTTTACATCATATGCATCTAATGATTGATCTACCGTCTCCCCTATCTCTTTTTTAGCGTCATCAACATCGCCAAGTCTTGCCGCTGGAGAAGACATGTTTCCGGTAACAACTGCCTCATGTCCGCCAACAACAACCATGACTCTTTCACCATCTTTGACGTTAACACTTGATGAGCAGGGCGTGAGAAGATCTGAACCGTCCAATTGAACATAGTTTTTATCGCCGTTTACTTTGATTGTTCCATAAAGCGTAGTATTTTGAGAAATGTGTCTATCGTCATTTGTCACTTTCGCAAAATCGTCTATTATGACTTTTGATAACTCCACATGATCACCTCCATAGATTCTTGGTAAATATTGCCGTTTCTGTAACTTTACATCCCGGTTTACATGCAATAGATTGTTTTGTTATTTTGGCTTTTACTCCATTTATTCCTGCCCTTGAATAATTTAATCGAACACAATCACCAAGTCTCACAGGACAATAACCATGAGAAAACGATACAGTGTAATCAATCGATGATAACTGTTCAAGGAGATTCTTCGCGTAAATCTCTATCTGACCTTCTGTTGGTTCGCCGGCAAATTCTGGATTTGTCACTCGATGAGTTATTTCTCGTCCTCTATTCACCGTTGAAACCGGACTGTTTGGATCATCATTCACGACTCGCGAATAATAATTCTCATTTGTTCCGGAATAAGATACTTCCACGACATTAGGAATACCATACATATCACGACTGGTATTGATTTCAGGATAAAGAATGGAGCCGTCATCGTCATTAAATTCCCACACCGGCTGTAAACACTCAACATCCTGATTTGGCATAAAAATAACACGACCTAATTCATCAAGACCAAATTGATATTTAGCATTTGCCATCAGATCTTTGATGAATGTAAGCCATGTGTCATCTGTATTAGCTACAAAATCAGAATATAATTTTTCATCTATTGATGTTTGTACAACAGGAGCCCTAACTCGTTCTCGGGTGAGTCTGTATGTGTAGTCCATAATGTTGGAGTCTTTCATTATAGAATATCCCAATGGCGGTGGATTCTCTTTTAGTTCTAATAAAGGTGTATATGCATCGATTGGAACCTTTGTATACTTACCATCGAACTCAGTTTTCTGAGTCTGAACGAGAAAAGCTCCCATAGGGAACCTTTCTGTAATTCCATTTTGACGAGTAACAAGATAGGGTCTGATATAACATTCCCCAACTGAATCGCTTATATTAAATGTTGCAGAACCGAGCGTTTCAGCCTCCAAATCTCCATCAATTGTGCCGTCAAGTATATTATCGAGTTTCTTTTGGTCACGCCAAGTACCAGGGTCTACAATATAATATTCAAAAGATTGTTCCATTGATTTGGTCCAATCTGGCATATTAAATCCCTCCCTCAACTCTAGTTACTTTTATTGTAACTGGGACTACCCCATTTTGATGCTTTTTGCTTACTGACACATTAACATGAGCCCAATAACCGCTTCCGCTTGATTCTCTGACATACACATCTCCTTGATACGCAGCCAATCTTCTCAAAGCATAAAGAGTCTCTACATCTCTACGCGGAACATCAGTATTCCAACTTGCAGTTTGTCCGACCTGAGTCCCATAGTAGCTCACTGGATGTTTTCGACCTATGTATTCGACAAGTGATACATCTGAATCGCTATCGTCTGACACGTCTACATTATATGGTAGCCTCACCATTGAACCAGACCAAGGACGTTCAGCATACGTGTCATTTTCATTTATTTCAGATGTGATATAGTTCTGCCACTGCTCTTCCCACTGGATGATAATTCCAGATTCGTTGATGGGATAGCCCGGCATATCGTAATAACTGATAGCCCCAGTTGATTTAGATTTAGCCACAACACGATATCGTCCGAAATCCAACGCAGGGTGTGGATCAGTAACAAACCGGTTCGATGAATTTTCAAGGTCGGATGCAATTTCAACAAACTCTCCATCAAATTGTCTTCTATATACGGCAAGAGTAACGTCGCTCACAGGATTATTATTTTCATCAAGGCAATATGGTCTGATAAGAAATGAATATGTCTCTGGACTGTATGCCATCTCAGCATTAACCGAATAGGTCATTTCGGTCCACGCTACTGTGAAATCTTCATTTCTCTCTGCCGATAATCCTGAATCCATGGCAACCGAACAGATAACTCGATAACTAACATTATTCTGGAGATCAATGTTCCCAGCATGTAATTCAAGTAACAGTTCTCCGCTAGTGTCATAATATCGTGAAAATATCTCCTGACCTTTAGCGACAACGATCGCCATACCAGTTTCGTCAACCGTATTATATCCTTCCAAAGCCACTACTGATACGTGGTATCCAAGAACTTTCTGAGTGCTCGGACCACCTATTCCTTTAATATAGAAAGGAAATGACGTAATAGTAGAAATATCACTTCCGGAAGAATCTGTCACATTGAGTTGTAACGTGGCGGGCGCATAAATGTTTACAACTCTCTGGACAGACCATTCTCCGTAATTTCCAGTAATGCCCATAGTTCGAACACGCCATTTTAGAGTGGTTCCTTCACTCCATTTTGACGTATTTATCTTCTTACTTTTAGTCTTATCTTTGTCGTCGCCTGTTGCTGTATTCACGATGGTTTCAGTTGTGATAGTTCCATCAACATTCAACTCAAGTTCCGCCTGCTTCTCCGAAGAGCCATCTGTAGCATTGTGTACCCAATAAAGAACAAGCTCCTCACCAACTATAGCCGTCGTAGTCGATGACCATGTTGTCGGAGCTGTTGGATCTTTACCAAGGGTTATTGATTTGATACTGCTCCAAGGAGAATTTCCTTGATCATTTGTAGCTCTGACTCTGAAGAAATATGTCTGTCCTAACTCAAGACCAGTTACTTCAGCATGACTGATATTCGACGGAACGGTTTGGCTTTTGACTTCGTTAGGGTTACTGTCAAAATATCCCTGTCTCGTAGTATATTGAATTTCATACCCCGTACAATTTTTAACACCAGTCCAATCGACCAGTACACCTGTTTCTGAAAAAGCTTCGAGACGAGTAATCTCACCAACTCCAGTCGGAACAGTACCTTCATTTCCGGAATATTCAGACCAGTCGCTATGCTGGTTGCCCTTCCACGCTCGGCATTTAACCTTGTATTTTCCTCCAGCATCAATGGTACAAGTCATTGACGCGGCGTTTTTGTTAACTTTTGTTTTTACAGAATAATATTTAGTTTTATCGTCCCGTACAACATACCATTCGATTTGTTCTGTATCAGAATTAACATTAGCAAGTGATGCCGTAAGTTTATATTTATTACTAATTGTGACTGACGGAGCCGACGGAACAGTTGGTGGATTATTTTTGAAACTATATTCTCTTAAAGTTGTCCACTTGGCTGTCCAATATGCTGCAGTATAATTTCCAATCTTACGACTGTCGGCTATAGGAAGTATTTTTACTTTTACTTTTGTCGCATTGGATGGTGCGTTATATGAAGAATATTTATTTGTTATTCTGGCATCGCTTCCAACAAAGGATGTTCCTTGCCCGGTAAAATAATACCAAACAACACGAAATTCTTTTGTGTGTAGCTGATTCCACGTCCATTTTATAAATACGTTTCGAGTTGTACCTTTCTCAAGCCCAAATTCAGTGATTTGAACTTGGGCGCTGAGATTGGTTGTATATTCAGAGCCATCAGTAAAAACATCATTTAGTGAAGATGAACCAGATGTGCCGTCTGAAAACTGAGACATGACTATCTCCTCCTCTCTATCTTAGCTGCTCTTACCAATGTTTCGATAGCTTCTGAAACAGCACTTCCATTATCATAAGTAATTCCAGAAATGTTATTATAAGTATTTCCAGCATTACCGATGCTCTTTTTGAGCCCATTAATAGCATTCACCACATCTTCATTATTTCCATTTTGACGATTATCCATCATTCCAGAAATAGCTCGGATGTTTGTCATTGGCGTTACCGACGGATTATTGAACATACTTGTGATTCTGGCAGCTCCGGTTTGAATATCGGTTAAATCAACTACCGGCGTGATTACAGGAGCTACATCAACTGTGGAATCAAATATATCTTCAGCTGACTGCATAGCTTCAGATACGGAGTCCACTATACCGGTACCAAGTTTCTTACCGGTACTGAATACTTTTGTGGCAATATCACGGCAACCATTTATCATACCCTCGCCAAGCCAAATACCGGATTGATATGTAGCTTTGGATGGTGAATGTGATTGCTGACCGGCACGCTCGCCTCTGACCGCAGCTTGTCCTAAAGCAAAGCCAGCATTATAAGCCGACTGTTGCATTGATAACACACCATAGACTAAACCTAAACCGAGATTTCTTCCGTTATTATTCATATAAGAATATGCCGGATTAAGAGCTCCGTTTGCAGATGCTATAGCAACCTGAGAAGCAATATTCTTAACATGTTCTTTCTGAGCCGCCATTCCAACAGCAAGCATACTGATCAACGCCACACCCGTTTTCTTGAAGTTTTCGTTTCTATCGGTAATTGTTTTCTGCACATCGTTAACTATATTACTCATTGCTGATATAGCTTTAGGCCTTCTCATGGTCATTCCGCTGCTCAATGCCTCAACAATACTTAAACCATTCGTCGAAAATGTTTTAGCCGATTCGTTTAGCGTATTCTTAATACTACCGAGTTCAACTTCACCAAGTTTACTCACAGCCTCTTTAAAACTCGTGATGCCGGTCGTATTAATATCTTTCAGACTTGAAATGAATGTTTTTAATCTGAATCCTATCGAAATAGAATTGGATATGCTATCAATATTGGTATTAGATACATCATCACTGTAATCTTTTATCGTTTCACCGATATCCTCGAAATCCTTGAACGTCTTAATTCCGCTTTCGATATTGGATGAGTTGCCGTATATACTATTGGCCAGTGATACCATTCGTTTAGCTTGAGATACTGATGCGCTAACTTTAGTAAAGTCTATGTCTGCAACATTAGCATTGTAAACAAGCAACCCCTGACCAAAGGCACTGATATCACTACCAAAATCATCAAGCTGCATAACTCCGTCGAACCATTCGTCTTTCGGTAATGCTTTCTGCAGTTCGGTCATCATAGTACCTATGTTTTTAGCATTGGATACAGCTTCTGTATCAATTGCGTTTTCACCCGTAATAGCTTTAGACATAGCACTTATAGCTTCGCCGAATTTATGTGCCTGCTCTCCAAATTTTCCGAGATTCTTATTTTCCGTAAATAAACTAAGAATCGCTCCCGGATCTTTTGGTAAATTATCTTTTAATGCTGACAGTAAATTACCAGCATTTACAGCGTTTTGTGTAGCATTCACATCAATTGCATTTTCGCCTGTGATAGCCTTCGACATGGCACTAAGAGCTTTGCCAAATGCTTCTGCCTGTTTACCAAATTCACCAAGATCCTTGCTGAATACAAATTTTTCAAGAATATCTCCAGGATGCGGTGGAATGTCATTAGCTAATGCAGATAACATTTTACCGGCTTTCGTCACACCTTTAACAGCATCTGTATCAATTGCATTCTCACCAGACACTGCTTTAGACATTGCGCTCATTGCTTTGCCAAATGTTTCTACCTGTTTACCAAATTCACCAAGATTCTGGCTAAATACAAACTTTTTAAGGATATCACCGGGTTGAGGCGGAATGTCATTAGCTAATGCGGCAAGCAGCTGACCAACTTTCGCCACGCCTTTAACAGCTTCTGTATCAATTACATTCTCACCTGTTAAAGAATCCGATAATGCGTGCATGGCTTTACCGAAAGATTTCGCCTGTTCACCAAAATTATCGAGACCAGTATTAAAACCAAGTTTATTAGCAATCCCATCAAGAATGTCTGATTTAGATAAACTTAAAATAGCTCCAGCAGCATCGGCAAATACCTCAATGCCAGTTTTTACAGAATTATCCATTCCGGAAAATGCTTTAAGAAATTCTGCTATATTTTTACCAACTTCTGGTAAATCTTTCGTAGCTCCAACGGCAATTCCATCCATTACGCCGCCAACAAGACTTCCTACAAATTCGCCTATACCAGTTCCTATTTTGACCAGAATCTTTATACCGCCGTCAAGAAACTCTTCAACGCCTGGAATAAGATCTATAACGCCTGCTACAGCTACTATAACCGCACCCAAAGCGGTAATTATTCCAACAAATGCTGCAATATATAATGAAGCACTTGGCGGTATCGGAGGTATCTTACTCGCTATCAATGCTGCAGCGCATATAGCATTTAACATAATTGATAAAGCTATAACATTAGGGATGCTTGCAGATATATCGAGCTTATCCATTATGCCGAGTATGACAGCTACTCCAGCCAATACACCTGTCATTATCCCAACGGCAATTAATGCACTTTTATCGACGCTTTCAATCTTGCCTAACACTGCGGTTGCAGCTGCTAAACCAAGCATCATTGCCGATAGAGCTGTAGCATTGGATGCTGACACATCAAAATTGAATTTGCTCATCAATACAAGTAACCCGCCGAGCGCTGCCACAACAGCAGTCATGACAACTATGGTTTTTATGGATGTTGTAGCTACAGAAGAAGCTTTTTCAACCACAGCAAACATCCCCATCATGGTTGATATAGCTAATGTGGCACTTACCAGTTTTTCCGTTTTCACAAAAGAAAGCGCGACCACAGATGCCGCCATAACGCCAATTGCAATAGCCATTCCGGTCAGACTCTTGCCAACATCGTTCGCTCCTCGCAACTGACGAACCATGACCGCCATCATTCCACATAGCAATGCGATAGCGGTCTCGCCTTTCGCAAGATTCTTAATACTTATCATACCAAGAAGAACCGAAACGCCCGCCAAAATACCAACCGCTACTGATATAGATAATATAGAAGCAGCTATTTTTGCAGTTTGCTGATTGCTTGCTATTGTAGTAACTTTTACAAGGGCATACACAAAAGCTGTGAATGCAGCTACAAAAACGCCACCTTTGACCATCTCACCAACTGATAGATAAGACACCAACTTAACTACTCCAGCCATGAGTGCCATTGATATGGATACAGATAATAATAATCTGGTTAAACCCTTCATGACTTGTCCATCATCAGATTTGCTTATGAGTTTGAGAATTTCAATAAATGCTAAAAACGATCCGGCAAAAACCGCGCCTTTAGCAATTTCACCAATGGACAGATATCCGATTAGCTTGGTTACACCAACCAGCATACCCATAGCAATAACAAGAGATTTCAGACCGTCACCAAGATTGGCAACACCTTCCCCACATTTGGCTCCTATTAATCCCATTATCAAAACAAATGTCGAAAAACCAGTAGCAAAAGCAACCCCTCTGAGTATTTCCTCAGCTGAAAGCATCCCGATTATTTTCACGACACCGGCTATAAGTAACATAGCCGTAGCCATATTTTTCATCATTTTGCCGAGCTTATCTATATTCTTAGAACTTTCATCTTTGACAAAAATACCGAAAGTAGCTATTATGACAGCCAGAGAAGTAACAATTCCAGCTAAGCCAGCAAAACCATGCTCCATGTCTTTTAAATCCATACTGCCAAGTATTTTGACAGTGGTGCCGATAAGCAATATTGCAGTTCCGATAGAAGTGATTCCGGCTTTTAATCCGTCAATCTTGATACCATGTCTATCTATAGTTGCTGATGCTGCCGTTATTTTACTCATAGCAACTGCGATTCCAACAAGCACACCAGCGATAACTGCTGTAGCCAATCCGCCTTGAGCAAGTGTTTTGGTATCGAGTTTTCCAAGAATATAAATGGAACCAGCCACGATAACCAGAGATGTGACAAACTGCTTTATGCCATCCATCTTTGTTTTAAAAGCATTGGCTTTAATGTTCTTAGAAACACTCGCTTCGACATCGGCAAGTCCGTCTATCACAGAGGTGATGGCTTCAAGCGGTGATGCAAACTTAGATGCAGCATCCATTAATTTATTTACACCGTAAACAAGTCCTCCGATAGAACTAACTGCTATAACACTACCCCAATCTACGTCAACATTGCTAAGGACATCGAGCATATTTCCACCAAGACCTTTCAGATAGTCTATAACATCTGAAGCCTTATTCTTGAGACCGTTAAGTAAACCTTCTATGGTCCACTCACCAATTTTGAAAGTCTCTTTGGATGGTGAATTGATATCAAGAACTTCCTTGATAGAATCGAGGATTGCCTTTCCAATAGAAATTAAAATATCAGGAACTGCCGTAATACCTTCGTCGAGTCCCTTTTTAAGACCATCGATAATGGTTTTACCTATTTTATTTCCATTTACTTTTTTGGCAAGGTCATCCCACGCTTTATCGAAATCAAAATTCTCTATGTCGTTAAATATATCAGTTACAAATTTTGTAATATCAATATTCTTAAAACTGTTAAAGAATTTGTTAAACTGAGGTATCTTATTAAGATATTCGTACAGCTCTTTGATTTTATCGATCAGGAACTTGATTCCTTCTCCAGCTTTCTCAGCAACTGCCTCAAACGGATCGACAACTTTAAGCCATTTGTCAAACTGAACCAATAAATCCCCAAGGTTGGCGGTGAGATCAAGCGTGTCCATTCCGAACGCACTGAGTATCGCATTAAGTGCTTTGAGACCGAATTTCAATGCCCCACCGACAGTCATTTTGATTATATCAAGGACTGCGGCCAAGCCAGCCATCGTACGACGAAGCTCCTCGCCATGATCTTCAGTAAACACCGCTAATTGAGCAGTTTTGTTATAAATCGCATAAAGGATATTATAGAGAGTATAAGCTGATGGAGGATTAAATACATCATTCCATCCTTTCTTCAGCTCAGAAAAAAGATTAAAAATGCTTTTTCCAATATTCTCGAACGAGCCAAATAATAAATCACGACCACTCATCTGACTCATGGTATTTATGAGATCCTGTATCGGAACGCCGGTTTTCTCAGATTGTTCCTGTAATCCTCGTAATGCGTTAATCTGTCCTTTTGTGAATCCAGCTTCTTTTAACTGTGCGTCAGACATTTGAACCAACTGAGCAATAGTTTCAGCCTGAGTTTTCTGCAGATCTTCCTGTGATCCACCAAGCTCTTCGTTATATCTGAAAGAACAACCGAGCTGCTCATTAACCATATTCTGAACACGAGCCCAGTTATACCCTTGCTCAGCCAGTTTATCGAATCGTGGCTGTCCATTCCCATAATCACCACGAATAACATTATTGACTATTTCCTGAAGTCCGGAAGCCTTGTCAGTAACTTCATTAATGGATTTGAGCAAACCGGAATATGGATTATCCATAACTTTCTTCACAAGTTTGTTACGAGCATCCGATGATTTATTGATAAGATTGCTTAAAACGTCACTTACTTTGGTCCATATTTCCTTAGCATCCTCGAAATCACCGATTATAAGCTGCCATGTTTTAGTCCATCCTGAGCCAAGCGCTTCCTTTAAAGTATCGATAAGCTGAGTGAAAGTTTTAACCTTAGTGGCGGCATTTCCTGCTGTTTTTGCCATATCCGCCATCTCTTTTGCCTGCTCCTGGGTATATCCCTGATCTACAAACTTTTTGACAGCTGCATTATATTCTTCCTGAGTATCAGCAGCCGTTGCAAACTGATCAAGTGTCTGAGTTAAGACGTCTGTTGTAAGCCAGCCTTTTTCAAGGGAATTTCGGAATGAACCAGTTGCTTCGATATATTCTTTTGCTCCGGTACCAAGATGTTCCGATGTTCTGATTAAAGCATCCTGAAATACCTGTCCACCCATACCAGCATTAACGACTGAGTTCCAGTCCATAAGCTGAACTTTACCTGCGGCCAGAGCCTGTGATAACTGATACATCGCTGTGGATGCCTGCTGAGATGTTGAACCTGATACTGCAGCCAAGTTCGCAATACCTTTAATTGCTGATACTGACGCATCCAGCTTGACACCAGCAGCCGTAAAAGTACCGATGTTACGAGTCATCTCTGTGAAGTTATAAATGGTTTTATCAGCATATGTATTAAGCTCATCAAGTGCTTTATTGACATCTTTGACTGTGGTACCCTCTTTCTGGGTGTTTGCTAAGATAGTCTGAACCGCATTCATCTGAGTCTCATACTCTGTAAAACCATCTTTAATCGGATCGATGGTTAACGCATCAGCAATACTTTTTCCAACCTGCATGGCTGTCGTAGTGATGTTAGACAATGCAGTCATGGCTATAACTTCCATGGCGGAGAATTTCATTTTGATAGTATCGACACCTCTGCCTAATCCAGACATATCAACCTGTTTTGCAGATTTCTCGATATCATCAAGACCTTTTGAAGCTCCGGAGAATTTCAGCTTCTCTTTGAGTTTATCAAGAGTCGACATGGTAGTTTTAACATTACGCTCAAACTGCGCATTATCGAACCGCATTTCAACGACTCTGCTATCAACTACTTTACTCATTTCTTAACAACCTCCTCCCAAGCCTCTTTTGCTATTTTGTCAAAAATAGGCTGAATAGCAGGATTGATATAATCTCTTCCTTCTACCCAGCCTCCAGTACCAGTTGCATGACCTGTCTGTAAGATTATTGCAATCGGTATACCTCTCTGAACATTTGTATTGTGAAATTCTATAGATACGCCCCCATTTTGACGGACAATCTCGTATGTCCACGATGCTGCTGTTTTACCAGTATCAACAGGGGTTGCAGACGAAAGAGCAGCAACTCCAGCACGACCGTACTTGTTTAAAATTCCAAGATTAACCGTTTCTTTAGCTCTCTCAAGGAATCCTGACAGATTAGAGAAATCGCCCTTTTGTCTGAAAGTTATCATATTAACACCTCATCGTTTCTTAACATCACTCGCTTTAACAAAACCAAAGTATTTACCTGCGATTCTGACATAATACCATTTGTTTCCGGATGTATCTTTCTGTGTATAATCCATGACATCAACCAAATTGGTTTTTGCAAGATATGGATACTTCTTGATTGTCGGATACTCGTCTCCGGCCCATGTTCGTACATCGGTCTCTTTAACTTTAACTTCACCAACGAATAATCTCTTTTTCTTATTCTGCTTACTTGTGATGGTCTGTGGTTTCACTGGTTCAGATTCCTGAAGATAAGCTGTCCAAGCCCAACCGATACCGATATTTGTCACTTTCACTTTCGTCCATTTACCAGATACAGTTCCATCGATTTCAACTCTATCACCAGCGTTGATTTGCCCTAATACATATCCATTAGGACTTTCTCGAATGTAGAGATCGTCAACTGTTGAGATTCTGGTTCCAGTAGCAACCCATTTCTCAGCAGAGGTTTCTTCACCCCAGTCAATCCATACATAACCAGTGATGGAAGAATCGTTAATTGGATATCTCTTGTTTCGGACAGCTCCTCCATTAGCAACTACGCCTGGAACAGATGATGTATTTCCTTCGTTGGTATATACGTAATTTTCGTCATAGCTATCAACAGAGCCAATATGCGCTCCACGTCTAAATATAACAAGAGCGCCTTTCTTCGGTTTTGTATGCCATGTTCCATTTGCCTTTGCATGATTCATTACTGATGCACAGTTGTAGAATCCGCCACCCATAATTTTAAGAGCCTTTGTGATTCCTAACACCTGAACGAGCTCCCAGAATTTATACTCAGCACACCATGGTTGTCCCTGACATCCGGGCTGACCAAGACGATTTACGTCTCTTGCAAATTTTGTATAATTGTTATAACCAGCGTTTTTCTGGAAATCGTCAAGATATTCTTCAGTTCTCTTTTCAAGATATGGTTTATCACCGCCATTATTGGCATAGTAATGACCAAGGTTTATAAACTCCTGTAATTTGCTCACTTTGATTTCCTCCATTTTGACTGGCTTAGACTCTTCTTTAGTGTAGTCTTTATAAAACACACTTCTGTCAACAACTATCGGAACTCCAGGTATTTTAGCATTGGAACTGTATTGCCATCCAACACCATAGCTCGGTCTCAATCTTTCCTGAAGTGTTCCATCGTCATGTGTCGGATAACTTGCAATCCAAAAGTCATATTTCTGTTTAAGATCATTTCCAATAACAGACTCATACCACTGTTTAGCATTGCAGTAAATTCCAGCTTTATATCCGGCATCAGTTATCACTTTGATAAAAGCCTCAGAAAGCATTGAAATCTTCTTAGTTCCAAGTTCTTTCTGTTTATCCCATTCGAGATCCAACCATACAGGGAGATTTAACTTCCTGCCGTTCAACGTAGAAAGAACTTTTCGAGCTTCTTCCTGGATTTCAGACACATTGATAGCATAGCTGTATTTATAAACACCAACCGGTATATGATTGTCAATGCATCCCTTGTAGTTTCGTTCAAAGGAACTATCTACTACATTACCTTTTTCAGTAATACGTAAGATTGCAAAATCCATACCATATGCCGCTACCGTCCCCCAGTCGATAGTTCCGTTATATGCTGATACGTCAATTCCTTTTAACATGTAATTACCCCTTCGAGCGGAATTTTGCTCGGTTTGCTTCATTTATAGATTTATACTGTCGCATTATTTCGGACTGACTCATCTTCTTGCCAGAGCCTCTTTTTACATTGCATACTCTTATAAGTGTGAGTAATCTGTTTAAATGCCACTTTTCGCATTCCATTGGAATACCATTATCGAACATCCAGAAATATATGAGTTCCGATGATATATTTTCAGTCCGAGTTGAATTATCGTTCTGATTTTTGCCAAAGGTAGTTGCAGTCATTGGATCATTGATATATTCCGTTATTCTATTTATCAAATCCTGATGGTGAATCAAACGATCATAAACTTCCGGTTCAACATTTTTAGTAATTGTCATACATTGTATGTAGCTCACTATTTCATCGATTGTGCGATTCTCAACCGGAAAGTATCGTTTCTTCCATAAGGATTCCCATTTTGACAGAGAGACAAGAGAATGCTCCAGTATAATGGTTTTTGGCTTGTTGAGTTCTTCGTATATAAACTCCCCTTTTATTTCATCCCATCCCTCATTAATATCACTCGGAACCACGAGTTCAAGCATCTCTCATCCTCCATATTTTTCGTATTTATTAAGCCGGCAGTTCCGGTGTATCAATTACTTCTCTGTATTTAGCAGGAATAATTCCCTTGATAAACTCAGCTGCTTTTTCAGCATCCTGAGACAGTTCCATGTACAAAACATTGTATGCTTCAGTCTGAGAGAACTCTGTTGACAGCTCGTCAGACTTGATGAATCGCCTTCCATCTGGAGACTTCTGACCATAAGATTTAAGAATAATCTGTTTGAATAATTTGGCGATTGTAGGAATATCCTGAGCTTTGATAATTGCCTGAAGCATAGTGTCTAAACCGCCTGTAACTTCGAGCTGCATCTCGGCAAGTTCGGTTTCTGTGAGATTGAAGTAGAAATCTTCTTCTCTTTTAGTTCCGTTGTAATCTTCATATGGAATTGTTTTTTTTAACATAGTCGTTTTCTCCTTTTTTTTTATTAAAAAGAAAAGCCCCAGCTGAATACACAGTTAGAGCTTTTCGTTATATTGTTATTTATTTATGATACAGCTGCCTGAATAAGAGCTTTGAACTCATCTGGAGTTGGCAGTTTAGGAGCCGCAGATTCATCACCATACAATGCGGTCTCGACGGCTTTCATCTGTTCTTTAGAAAGTTTTGTAGAATCAAATAAAAGCGTAGCCGTAGGTTTGAATCCTGTTACATCAACTGGTGTAGTTGAGAGGTCAAAGCTCATCTCTGCTGCTGACGGACTATCATTCACTGTTTCATAATCTTTTGGACTTGCTGCTGCGTTGCATCCGTACACAACATGAATCTGATATCCATACTTTGTATTCTTTGTATCATTACCGATAATTGTCTGATAAGAGAAGCCGAACATCTGATGATCCTGCTGACCTACAGACATACCAGCTACTACCTCTTCTTCACCAATACATTTCTTAAATTCGTCAGGATACATATATGCGGAAATCGTAGCAGCGAATGTTTCCGCAGACAGAATATTCAGGTATTTACCATTATCAGCCCATAAAGCTGTAGGCTCAGCGCCTGATGGATTTTCCGATACTTTTGTCAAACCGTTCCAAGCAACACCGGCACCATATTTATCTTCTGTATACGGAAACAGAACTCCTTTACTAACACCGGTTGTGTATAAACGTTCACCAGTCTGGTCCCATGTAAGTTTAGGCATTTATTAATCCTCCTTAAAAATATAAAACGAGCGTATCGTGATATAGGTTATCTGATTTATAGCTTGTCCCGAATGAGCAGTATGGTAATTCCAGCAACTTCTCAATGACAGGCTCGTCAGGTTTTCTTGATATCACAATTAGCTCGTATCGTTTGTGTTTCAGATATGCTGTATTATCAGCACGTTCTGAATCTATCCTACTTCTGGAATACCTTATTGCGGGATATTCCATTTTGACCGATTCGGGGGACTGATAGTAAACATGTCTGCACCCAAGCAACTCTTCAAGTTTGCTCTGTAGTTCCAGTCGTGTCCCCATTCCAGACACCTCCTATAGTCAAGATTAATCTTGGATACTGAACCTCAACTTCTGAGATTTTCCACTTAGTACCCATAATTTCAGCATAAGCCATGTAAGAACAATTTTCGATAGCAAATGGATCGGCTAAAATACTAACCACATTCGCGAGTAAGATATTGTCATTAATACTGCCAGATGTCTGTCTTTTTCTGCGATCATAGGTCATATCACCATAATATTCGCGTTCGAGAATTGTATCATCCCATAACCCAGGCTCCGTCTCCGTCTCGTTGGTGACAGCATAGCCGATTTTACCAAACCATTTACTCATCTAATTGTCCTCCCAGAATCACTCTGCCTTAACTGTGGCGAGTTTAGCAGCTGTAGGTGTAGTATCAGTTGTGGCATATGTAACAGTAACAACTTTTGAAGCTACTTTACAGCTAATCGGACGATAAACTACACCTGCAGCATCGATCACTACCATTCCTTTATAGAAAGCGTCTTCCAGTTCATCTGGAGTCAGCTTTGTTTTAAAGGTGGATTCTGCATATGCTACACCATCCGCTTTGGCATACACTTTTCTTACCGCGATATTTTTATCGCCAGCGTTCATGTACATTACTTCCATGTTCTTAATCTCCTTATTCTTCATAGATAATATCAAGCCCATAAGCTACTGCTGCGTCATGTTCTATTTTACATCCTCTGGCATTTTCCCAGCCTTTGCAGAAATAAACGGCATGACACAAGCTCATGTTCTCTAATGATTTGGCAAGAAAACATAACGGAATTTGAACAACACCTCGTTCTTCCATATTTTCTTTGCTGTACCATTCATCTGTAAAAAGGGTATTTACAATTTCATATCCTTTTTCTTCTAAAACCTTGACTGCTTTTTCTCTGGTTGCAATAATTTCAGCATCGGTTCTTCCAGCCATCGGCTGTGATAACATAGCTTTCATATCATTAATCTCCTTTATAATATTTAAAGTTTGTTTCAACTAACCTCTAGGTATAATTACGCTACATTCTCTTCAAGAGCAATAGCAGAATATACCTTTGTAAGAGAACCAGACAGTCTTGTCTCAAGCAGGTATTTGTACTGGTTGAAATCGATGTCAAAGTTATCGAACTTAGATACTTCACCACCCTTAGCAGCACCGAACTGGTAGTCTCCGAGATTTACAAACAGACCAAGCAGTTTATGTTTGTTAGTCTCGCTATCGGTTCTTTCCAGACCCTCAAACTGCTCAACAGTAACAATGGAGTTTATGTTGAGTGCTGCGGCAAGATCATCTTTAGAATCATAAATACGACGACCGTTCAGATCACGAGCCAGAAGCATCACGTTAAGCAGATGTGGTGTACAGTAGAAGTCAAGTGAGCCTGATCCTTTGTACTTCTCACGCGCATACAGAGATGCGGTAAGAATAGCTTCGGCTTTGATATAGTTCTCACCAAAGTTAGCACCTGTATTAGAACCCTGAAGTTCCTGTTTAGCTTTATCGAAATCTACTGTCTGATGAATTGTATACAGCTCGTCATCGTTCCAGATAGAACGGATATGATCTTCATGAATTTTATCCGGATCACCGTCTTCACGACCATCGCCAACCAGTGCAGCCATAATCAGTTCTTCATTCAGAGTCTGTCTCATGATGTTCCACTGATATGCAACTACATCAAAGTCTGTAATATCAACGATATCGTCACGCTGTAAGGTATCTTTGATATAAACTGTCTGAGGGTCTGTTGTACGGGACAGCAGTTTGATTTTCGCCATTTCTTTCTTATAATCGCCCTTCTTCTGGTAACCTTTAGCTTTCAGCTCAGCGATACGAGCGTCAGCCTGACGGGTCTTGATACGGGTATACGGACTCTTATGAATTTTAGCCATAGCAGTATCAATCCAGGACTGATCTCTGGTAAGAGTTTCCGGCTCACCTTTTTTCAGAAGCTCATACTCAGGAAACAGTTTCTCAACTTCGTCGTCAAATACTCCATGAGCTAATGTGCCGGCATTCTCCTCTGCAAAGATATTCATTGCCGCTCTCAGTGATCCAATGCCACTCTGCTTAGCCATAGATACAATTTTCATTTCGTCAGAGTGGCTAAGAATAGACTTATTTGCCTGCTCTCTTTCTTCGTTGTCAAAAATGTTATGTTTCACTACATTTCCTCCTTTTTCATCATCGTCTTCATCATCGTCTTCATCATCAGGAAGTGCCATGCCAAGTACAGCATACATAGCTTCTTTCTGCTCGTCATTCATGGTATCCAATACCTCTTTTACCTTTTTGATGGTTTTATCATCAGAACCTTCTGACGTTTCTGGTTTTTTGGTTTCTTCAGTCACTTTGTTTTCTCCTTTCTTTTCGGCATCAGCTGAGTGATAGAGCATAATATTCTCATCCCATGATACTTCCATCTCCTCTTCACCCTCGGCAGAATGCGCCATAACAAAATCCACGTATGCTCCAGGATTAGCTCCAGCCAACACAAGACTAAGCTCCCTGATATTTCCGTGAACAACGTCTTTGCCAATCTTTTTGAGCTGATTAGCCCAAATAGAAAGAGATCTTACATCTCCATTCTGCACAAGTTTCTTAGCAGTCTGCCCCTGTTCAGTATCATTGAATACACCGTAGGCATATACGCCATCATCGCGGTTTTCCAGAACTGCATGACCAAGGACTGCGTTCGGATCATTATGTTCATGGTTCCAAACTAATGGAACTTCACATCCGTCATTACCTTTGAACGCATCTTTACGGATAGTAACGCCGTCACCGCAGAGTAAATCATTACGAGTGGCATATCCGCTAAAATCACAATTATCCATTTTGACCTTCTCTCCTCTCTTCATTTTTTATTACAGGAACAGCATTTGCAGCTTCCTGCTTAGACTGACTGATATTACTATTTCGTAACTCGTCAGCTTTCGGATCATCTGCTGGTTTCATACCAACGATTTGTCTTATCTCGTTAGATGTCATAATTTCGTTTCGTGTGAATTTATCAGCAATTTCTGCGATATTATTGACTGGAACCAGTCGGAATGGATCTCTGAAATATTCGATAGACTGCCCTTGAGATCGAGCGGTCTTTGTTAGAAATTTACGTTTTAATTCATCGGCAATCGCTGCTACAATAGGTTCTACAGTACGATTGTTATAATTCAGCATAGTCTGTTCATCAGCTGTTCCGTCCAGAACTGCCTGCGTAATACCAAGCTGACTATAAAGCATATTAGTCCAGTATTCGACCTGCTTGAGAAGATTATTCTCTAATGACCGATTAAGCTGGATGACTTTCTCTGTACCATCAATGTAGGCTACACCATACTTCGAATTGGTGAGCTGTTCTTCCATGTCATTTCGTCGTCTCTCAGCCTGCTCTCTACGTGCCTGAGTTTTGGCTACATACGGAAGCTGAATGATTAAATCCAATTTACCGGATGCCGTTTTTTCATCTGTCGCATCCAATAAGCTTAGTTTTCTCATCAGTCTCTGCAGTGTAGAGTTTGGCTCGTTAACGATTGCGTATAATGGATTTTCTATGATTCCTACCTGACTTTTTGGTAAAAGAATATCTTCTTTTTCTCCTCGTCGGTCGTTATAGATTCGTACTTTGACATGCTTTGGGTACCATTCAATTATTTTCCCGGTTCGGACCGAGTCAATGCTGAAAGAATTACTTATCTTTGGATTAAATGATGTATCCACCGGAACGATAGCTACTGCGCCCTCGTCAAGCATGGATAAAACTACATCATGGATGAATGCTCGTCCCGATTGATCAATATTTGCTTCGAAATTCAAGCACCCATTTATTCCAGACTCAATCTCTTCGATAAATCGTCCCGCAGAATCTAATCTACAGTGTTTAATATCTATAGTTGCCACATCAAGTGCTATGCGATTAAATATGGAAGATACTATTGATCGTTCGTTTCCATGACCTAATCGTGGTCTATCTGGACGCAAAGAATAACCGGGGCCAACGTTATGATATGTCGGGTCCCGGCTCATAAAAGCATTCCAAGCATGTGCAAGCCTGGTCTTAATATTAAATTCCATTTTGACTTTTCTCCTAGCTATTCTTCTACGTATACTTCTCCAGTAATGAGCTCAAACTCTTCTGGGGTAATCCATCTAGGAACTGCATCTCGCACTCTTTTGATTTTCCAAAGCCCGTTATCATAGTATCTTTTTACTTTTTCAAAATTCTTAGATCTCTTCTCCGGCATCGTCAGTTTCCTCCTGTTCTAATTCATTGTCAGTCATCATTGCAAGATACTCGATGTCTGAGTTTGCTTTTACAATTCTAGCTAATAAAGCTTCGTTATCTCTTCGAGCTTCTATTAACTGATTGAAGATCGTCTTAAATCCGAACATTCATCATCCCTCCATAAATCTTTATAAAAAGCATCCATAGCTAATTCCAAGCCATGACAACTACGTCTGGCTCTTCTACCAGGATGCTCACTCTTGTGTTTACCATTATTTGTTAAATTTGCTTTAAAGCTCTCATAACTACGGTCGACATCGCTTTTTATTAAACGATCCTGTCGAACTCCGTCGCGCATTCTTTTGAGTTTTCTACGCTCATGCGATACTTTTTCTGGTAATAAGGTCATTACTACTTTTCCAGTTTCGGTAGGGCGAAAACGAAAACCAAGAAATTTAACTCCTTGTGAAAAATTGGCTATCTGTGTTTTCTTAGGATTTAATTTCAATCCGCGAGAGGTCATCCAATTATCAATTCCGGATAGACAATATCTAAGATATCCTTTGTCTTCATGAATGAGTATAAAATCATCATTATATCTTACATAATGTTTTATACGTAACACTTCTTTTACATAATGATCAAATTTATCGAGTACCGCCAATTGGATAATCTGTGTACATTGTGATCCAAGTCCCATTCCGATTTCAGGATCAGGACCGTTATTGAAACTATCTATAATTCTTTTACTTTCTCGTCTAGCCCATTCATCGCTTACGCGCTTATTAACTGCAGCGTATGCAACTTCATGTTTTGTACTTCCGAAGAAATTCGATAAATCGCCTTTTAAGGTATATCCTGTTAAACCATGTTTTCTATAAAATCTCTGCATATGACAAATTAATCTTTTTCGAGTACGCTCTGTTCCTCGCCCTTTCTGGCATGCACCATTGTCATAAATAAAAGACCGAGTCATTTCGTCATAGAAGTAATTATCAACAAAACTTCTCTGAAAAACTCGATCTTTGATCTTAGTGCTTAATATATCTCTTTCTTTTGGTTCATATACTTTAAATTCAGTATATGGAGAAATATCGTATTTATCGTTTTCAAGACTTTTCTTTAGACGATGTATTCTTACTAATCCATTTACTACATATCCCGCAACACTATCTTTCCAGATAACTCCGCGTTTACATAGTCGCATGGCATCATATAGATTACGAAAAGTACATATCTCTTTTCCAATATCGGATAACATTAAAGCCTCCATAGTTTATTAGTTCACATTGGCCCTGGTGTATAGCGATCCTACCGGAGATGTTTACATCAAGTACGATAATCGCATCCATAAATGGCTATTTTTGCCTAATCGGACAGGGTAACGATTCCTTGTATAAATGCTTTGATTTCGGCTGTGAAGCTTACTTTAATACTCGCGTTTTAACAATCCACGACAGCCCCATTAGTGTTGTTAGCATTGTTGTTGTTCAACTGACCTGTGGTATTCACATTACGGACGTTGTTCGCATTGCCTGAGTTCGGGGTCGAATAAACAATCGTTAACCTTTTTGTTTCATGTACTGTTTATCAGATTTCTTCCAGCTTTCTAAGAGTGTCTGTAACGACACCACTATACCTACCCAATTGTCAATTTTCTCATCTTTTATGTTAAATGTGTAATAGGCAATATCCATCAGGGCGAGCATGGAATCAATGTTTCCGAGAGCTTTATTTTGATACTTTAATCGCTTTTTGTATTCAGCTGGTTTGGCTCTGTCAAGAGCGCGCTTATTAGCTTTTCTTATAAAACGACAAATATCTATAGCTTCATCCACTATTTTAGAAGTGATGGTCCAACGATATCTCTTAGGAAAGTTTTTCTCATTACTGCATATGCGAATTGTAAATGCAGCTAATTCATTAGCTTTAATTAGAACCTCAAATTTTGATTTTCCTCTTTTGGACTTTACTACTGACATATATTCCTTTCTCGCCCCTGACGGGGCAGATTCTTAGATTTTTAGATTATATTACAAGCCACGACAGCCCCAAGAGTGCCGAGAGCATCGTCGCTGTCCAACTGACCCGTGGTACCCACACCACGGACGATGCCCGCATCGCCTGAGTACGGGGTCCTTCCCCACCACCACTGTGGCGCTCCATTTTTGTATTTAATTCTGTTTTTATCAACTCCGGTATTCGGACTTGTGTAATCTGAATAATTAGCAAAATATGGATATGGAGAACCCTCATCGCAGTCTGAGTATTCATTTCCAGCATAAAATTCACTTCTGGATAGTAAGAAGAACTTATCATCTGTTTCGTCAATACCTGTGTCAATCAATCGGCATCGGGCAGTTTTCTTCTTAGTTTTTCCTATTACAGATAAAAAGTCTGTATCTAATCCATTAATGAGCCCTGCTTTTGAAGTAACCCAGTTCGGAGGACGATCATATTTTGTCTGAGGTGTCCATACCGAACCGGCAGGCTGAGCACTGTTAATTAACTGACGAATTGCTGATTCTTTATAATTATTTGACCCATAACACATTCTGTGCGGATGATTTAATGAGGTCAGCTCAGTTCCGCCACTTCCCTCTACTGGTGTAACAGTTTCGATTTCGGTGGTGCTGGTCTGACTTTCATATGTTTTGATTTTGTAATTAATTGGGTCTTTATCCCACGCGCCATTCCAAACAATCTGTCCGCCTTTTGGTACAGGTTTGGTTAAAGTAAACTGATATGTTTTGCCATTTCCCATGCCACCACTCCATCCGTTTTTCGGTGTGACATTGTATGTTCCGGCAGGAAGTTCTGCCTCGGCATAATACATTGCTTGTGGTGCAGAAAACTGAATGTTATCATACGGTTCATGCATCAGCAATGTTAACGAATGTGTGAGCGAAGGATCTGACGGTGTGTCAATGTCTTTACCAATCACATCAAATGTGATATTGGTACCGCCACGTGACGTAACAATCTGCGTACCAATAGGAATTAAATCCAAATGGCGTCCAGATCGAACAACCGTCTGTATTTCCGCAAATGATGAAAACATAAAACCAACTGCTACTTCATCGGCTATGCATTTCAGATATTTATTGGTCACATCCATGTGCTCAACAAATGTTTCTTCTGATAAGAAATTTAGTACACTCATTATTTATTTCACCTCTCTTGTTTCAGTTCATTATATTCTAATACTGGTTTACCATTAATAATTTTAATTTCACCAATATATGTTTTACCTGTCAGCTCATCTACGATGCGAAGTTTTCCGTCGTACTTACATTGGCAACTCTCTTCACCAGAATCAGTAGAACCGATTTTAGAAAGTATTAACTGCAAATACGCCTCTTGTCTACTTCTTGGCTCTGGATAGGTTTTACCGGTAATAGATTTGTCAGTAAAACTCTCTATAATATCCTGTAAATACATTTCCTGTCTACTTCTTGGCTCTGGAAAAATTCCTTCTTTTATTCCATCCATTTTGACTCCTTTTCAAATAGTAGATTCTTCATACTCTAAAGCCGGTTTGCCATTGATTATTTTCAACTCTCCGATATACGTCTTACCCGATGTTTCATCAGAGAAACATAGTTTTCGTTTAAGTTCAGAAAGCATTTCATTACCTTTTTGCTCAAGTTTTATGCATTCAGATTTTCCCTGACTTTTAACTTTTTCCATATTAGTGTTAGTTATCATCTGTGCTGACGCAGTCATGGATTCGACGGCTTCGTTCTTGGCGTATCTCATAACTTCTGTCTTGGCATTTTCGATACATACCTGAGTATGCTTGGTCACATCTGCTTCTAAACGACTTAATATATCGGCTTGTTCTTCCGGAGTCGTGTATTTCTCAACTTGTATTCCTTCCAATACTTTGAGTCTCCCGGCATCGGAAGTGTTGAATGCCTGTTTTGTAACACCATTCCCATCGGTAAAAACCATATTTACCGAAAAAGCTACAGTTCCGACATATGCAACAACGTCTGCGTCGACCAACCATGAGAAAATAAGCAAATCATCTTTTATGATTGAATCGGTAACGGTGTAATAATTTGGATTTCCTTTGGCGTCAACATAATTAATTCGCGTTTTAAATTTGGACATATCAAATCCATTGTAATATCGTGGCATCTGGAAATTGATACGGTTAACATTTTTATCTCCAACTACACCTGCTACAACTCCTCTATCTGGAACGGATATCATTCGTAAGTCACTGTCAATAATAAACTGAATTGGATCGCTGAAATAATCTTCTTCTGACATTTGACTTATAACTTCATCTAAAGTTGCCATATTATCCTCCCTGATTTATCAATTCTTTATTCGTGGTTATCCTTTTATCATTTCTTGAAACCCCGACAACTGATACTTTGAAATATGAACCATCGGTAACCTCGTCCGGAACCATACATGATCCATCCTTCTGAACCGCTACAGCATATGTACCATCACCATTCTCAAATACAGCCGCCATTCCAATACCAATCCATTCAGGATCTTTTACAGTGAAATGGCACTTTAAATACTGTTTTGAACCTTTAATAATTCCTGAAAAGTTATCAATCTTTCGCAGAGTTTGTCCGTTAATTTCGAAATATAATGTTCGCATACGGTGATTCTCCTTATTCAAAAGCTTCTCTATTAATCTTATAAGCGACAAAGGCGTCCATCATTGCAGCAACAGCATCGATTTTAGCTTCATATCGCTTCTTTAATAATTTACGGTTTCCATTTGTATCTTCCATAACAATACAGTTACCCATTGTGAATGTCATGAGCGCTTCATCAAACAGGAGCATTCTCTCTTCTGATAATTTCTTTAATTCCCCAAGTGGCACAGATTCTGTCTTAGAGCCCTGAATAACTTTTACAATTCCAAATGGACCATTTTCTCGTTCCCATCGCTCAACAAATTCTCTGGCATTGTACGGGTCATATCCAAAACAGCACACATCATATCCTGATTCCGATATATAATTATCCAGTTCTTCGTAAACCTGCATCATATCAAGTATATTTCCAGGCATAACGATCAGACTTCCCTCTTTCATAAACTCGTCATATTTAATTCGTAAAGCTGTCGGAAGTTTATTGAGGGTTAGTTCCGTTATGTAATTTCTGGTCTTTATACCGAAAGCACCATTAGCAAGTGGAAATAGGAATACGAAAGAACAGAAGTCATCACCCTGGGACATATCAGCGCCCAACGCACAAGGTAACTGCCAGTATTCTCTTTTTCTATGAGGAAGTGTTTCTTCATATGTGAAATAATAAGTAAATCCCTCCATTGGAATACCAAATCTTTTGGCAAGAATATCATTTCTTGCTGCCGGATTATTTTCAGCTCTTTCCACATCCAACTGATAAGTTTCATAGCTGACGGTCTTTCCTAAGTTCGGATTGGCTTTGGGCCACATATCCGGATTTCCTATTTCGTCAATGGAATCCAATTTATACCACCAGATAGATGTGTGCGGATCGTTATACTCGCCTTTCAGAATCTTCATCAATTCCATTTTGATTGTATCGCCCGATCCATTACGAACAGTACCTTCTGAACTTATAGCAACAATCAGGTAATCGTCATTCTTACCACCGCCCTGCTCTTTTGCGGCACCCTGTTCAAGAGCACCTATAACATCCTCTCGAATATCACCTGATAACCACTCATCGACAGTCGCAATCTTAACTCGCAGTCCCTGAAGCTTATCGATAGCCATAGGACGCACTTCAAGCAGCGATCCTGTGAGAAAATTCTGTATTCCTTTTTTCGTACTGGCAAGTTTTACCCTGTCAGCTTTGGAACCTGTGGTGTTTTGGAGAGAACCCTCCGTAAGAAACTTATATAATGGACCGCGCGCTCTTGTTATAGCCGTCCTGATTGGAGACATAACTTCGTCAGCCTGTGCCATCGTTGGCGCTGTGGTTACCTGATGAGTTGTCTGAGTATTCACATTTAAGAAGTAATTCTGTATACATGAAGCATACATTGATTTAGCAGCACCTCGGGCTACTATTAAATATTGTTTATGAATAAGACGCTTCTTAATTCGCCTCGTTTCATAGTGACCTCTTCCGGAATGTCCATTCTGTGAAGGAATGTAGATACTCCTATCAACAAAGTAATACCAACCGAAGATTTCTTCAGCCCATAGTTTGAATGAATCGAGTAAGTGGAGATCATCACCATCCGTAAGAGTCAATTCATTCTCACAATATTTGATAAATCCTTCCACTGCTCTATCATCGTAGTATTTCGTTGGATCAGCTATGAGCTTGTCGATTCGATTCATCTCCATTGAGATTTCTTCATTAACTGGAATTTCACCACTTATAACGGCATCTCGAAACATGCCATAATATTTTGGTACAGCTGTGTTCGATAATGCCATTTAATTGTCACCTTCTATTTCTTTTTGTTATTCGCGTAAACCTTATTATCACCTTCAAGATTGAACACTTTGTTCACTCCATCAGCAAACATTGATCTAGCTAACTGTTTGCCTACATCTGTAGCAGCCGGAGTAATTACATCATTCATAACTGTTTCAGTAAATCTCTTACCTGCGGAAATTTTCTTAGGAGTTAATGATTTCAAATTTTGTTCCAATGTAATACGATTTATTTTCTCCTGGATCTCTTCGTTGGTCATTTCACTGATACTTTTACTTTTTGGTTTTGGTTTTGGCTCCGTCTTTTTAACATCAGCAGATGTTTTTTTCTTATTCAGTTTCATCCCAGTTAATATCTGATATTCGGAATCTAACTTATCGACTCTTTTTCGACCAGCTGCGGTAAGAGATCCATCTTTATTTTGATATCTTCTTACACCCCAACGCATTCCATGAATCCCATGATGCATTAACTCATTACTATTCATTTTGACTCACCTCTTTCTATTCAGTCTCCGCCTCTGCATTCAATCGCCACTCTAATTCAGCAATTGTTCGTTTCATGCTATCTGCTACGACAGACGTAGTAGGCGGGTCGAACAAACTTCGTACTTTCATACCCATGTATGATTTAACTGCTTCGAAATCCTTACCACTTGGAAGCAGCTCACTCCATGTGTCAGTTTTATCCTTTACCGTATACGCTGTATCACATACACCGATCTGTTTTAATACTAAGATCACTGAATTTATGTGCATGATCAACTGATCGTCAAACGCGGTATAATCTTCAGTCAAACCAAGGAGTTTTTTTATTGATGTTAATATGCTTTCGTCCATGCTATCTCCTTATCTATGCCATGGACACGTATCATTTAATGACCGTTCCGGCATAATATCTGGTATTAATATGCTATCATCACTGTAATGAATCGCATCGTGAGTTCTCTTTGAAGTACAAATTAAATATTCCGGATTCAACAGATACTCTGTCCGATCGAGAATATCATCTTTGGTTAGAGGATTCATATGATGTATAATTACTCTTTTATAAACTTCTCTTCCCGGTACGCCCAAGTCGCATCCGCAATCGCGCAGGATAACTTCATCACGAATCCTTAACCACTCTTTCGATTTGTAAAATATCTGATTGAGATATCGATTACATCCAAAAGTCTCATCACCCACTATGCCATCCAACTTTAAGTATTGAAATCTCTCTTCGAATGTCGGTAAGGTTACCAATTCGGAATATGTTTTAATACTCATCTTCTACATCACCATACCCGGCATAGTCTCTCATAACTTTGATGACATTCTCATAGGCTGCTTTAGTATCTGCAGCATCCTCTATAGCTTTTGTCTTAGCTTTGAGGAGTTTGTTCTCTTCTTTCAATCGCTCATTCTCTAACTGTTCTTTTTCAGAACCAAGTTTTAGATAATGTACGATGACAGATGGAGATGCAGTGCCCTCACGTAATTGTCTTTCGGCACAATCAACTGCCAGCGACACTAACTGCTTGTCTCTGTTTTCTGGTGATAACGCTGGTCTGCTTTTAGGGCTAGTTGTTTTTACTTTTGGCATACTTAGTGTCACCTTCTTTCATTAATAGTTGTACTTTTCATATAGTATGTAGAAGAATCCATAGACTTTTCTATTACCCAAATCGACCTTGAAGAACCACATCAGGAGGAGAAAACTATTTATTCACACGAGGAGTATACAAATGTAAAGTCCATGAATCCCTCTGCACACTATACGAAAATATAAATTGATTTTGGAAAAATCCCTCCGGAGAAAATATAAAGAGATCGGAAGAG